ACTCTGCATGGTTCTCTGGATTGATCCATGGAAGCATTGCAATCTTGCAGGAGCCATACTGCATTACCCGTGGAGTCATAATGATATTGATGTTATTTACAAAGTAACCAAGGAGCTCTTTCAGTGAGCAAAGGTCATTCGTATTCTTGTACACCACATCATGGTTACCAGGGATAATATCCATCATCATTCCCCGTGCGACCATAGGTTCCAGGAACGTCTTACGGTTATGGTTCAGCGCAGTAAAGTTAATGTACTTTCGATGATCATAGAAGTCACCAAGATGAAGAATCTGTTTAATGCCATTCTTGTCGCAATAAGGAAAGAACACTTCATTGTAGAATTTGGCAAAGTAGTCGAGAAAGATACCTGAAGCATTTCTGGCACCGGTGTGGCTATCATTTAGTACGGCTATTTTCATACTTCGGGCATAAAGAATTCAAGTTCCGTCTTTTCCTTCTTTTTAAATTCCTTTACTGCTTTATCTACTGTTTTTACCTTATCAATTCTATTCTTGAGGACATCAATGAAACCCGTCTCCACACCATAAGTGAATTCGGAACCGTTCAAGCTCTCCGACATAAAATCGGTAATACCTGCATGCTCGATGTAACGAGTTTTAATGTCTTGCTGCTTCTTCTCCTTCATGATTCTACGGATGAAAGCATAGTAATTGATCTGAGTAAAGTAGGCAAAGGCATTAGGAGAACCAGTGCGTGTGGCAGCCTCAATATTGTAATTCATGATGGCCTTAATGCAGTTCTCCACTCCGTCCATTACCATTTCCTCACGGTAGGTATAGTGGATAAAATTAGGTTTATGAGACAGACCCTCTGCAATACGGAGGAAGCAACGCCCTATGTATTCCGTGATGCGTGGTATCTCCGTGCCAGCCTCTTTGGCTTTTTTAACCGAGTTGACATAATCAACTACGTTCTGTGAGAACTCACGGTTGTTAACGTAATGAATTCCTTCTCTTTTGGAGGGCTTTAAAGGCTTTGTAATAGTTTCCATAATTTTACTTATTCATAACATTACACCATTAGTCGCATATTGTAAATAACAAAAGATTAAACATTTATAAAAGGTAAACGCAAATTTGTTGTTTACATCTCCAAATTCATTGTTATAATGAATCTCTATTCAACTTAAGGGATACTAGTTCTTATGCCGGTCTTGGTCCGAATTAAACTTAAAATTCAATTGGTCGAGCCAGGACTCCTCTTTCTTCTTACCTGTTGGCTCCGGAACTTCCTCATTGTGTCTCTGCGCCACAATTCTTGCGTATTCTTCCTTGGTTGTTTCATCTGGAATTGCAGCACTTAGAATGTGCATCTTCCGAATCATATGGATTCTTGAGTCGGTCCCTTGAAACCATGGAGAATAATAGGTTAAAGCCTTAATGCCTTCCGGCGTAGAATTGCTGATAATGTTAATCTGAAGAGGGTCTCGAATAAGGATGTTTTCATCTTGATCAGAAAGAACCTGACAGAGAAGCGAATCGCCAGAGGTGAGCTTTAGAATCATACAAAGGTCATACATGCTCATAGTGAGACCTCATAGATTTTATAATTGAACTTTTCTTTGGAGTATAGTTTAATTCTTTCAGCAGCATGATCCAGTGTGTAGTTACGAGACTTCTTCCAATGAAGGTCATCGGCAATATCAAATACCTTTGTGGCGACTCCATTATCGGACTTACGCAAGCCACGTCCGATGGACTGAAGCACACGAATCTGAGATTTTGAAGGAGAAGCAAACACGATGTTGTGTAGGTTTCTTATATTTATACCTGTGGAAAATGTACCCATGGAAGCCACAATGATTGCGTCCTTCTCACCTTCAGTAATGGCACGGATGCGTTCACGCTCATCGGTATCCACACTTCCAGAAACAAAGAATAGCTTACGAGTGCGGCGTGGCATTTCATTCAGCCTTTCATTAATCATCTCATAGAGAGGCTTCCCATGTTTCTCAACATAGTTGTAAAGTACAAGAGTGTTACCTTCCTGAGCAAGAGCCAGGTTCCGAATGAATTTATTCCGAGCCTCATTTGCAACAATAAAGTCAATTTCTGCTTGATAGTCAAACTGCTTTGCTGCTTGGCATACCTCATCACTGTATTTCAGTAACAGCACGGAAATGTCAAGGTCGGAAAGAGCATTCTGTTCAATAAGTTCCTTTGTGGTAGTTACCTTATAGACGGGACCAAAGAGACCTTCAAGGACCAACTTATGTGTCTGAGTCCCGTCCAGTGTACCAGTGGTACCAATACGGAACTTTGCATCTCTGAGTTTCTCCATGATCGAAGCCAATGACTTAGCTTTAAAGTTGTGCGCCTCGTCTCCCATCACCATACCGTAAGGTTCAAACCACGTGGCTTGCATTTTATAGATGGACTGCCATGTAGTAATAATGACGCGTTGACTAATGTTGATTTTCTCCTTACCCGAATAGATTCTATGGCAGGTTTCCTCGACGCTCCACGATTCTTCAAGTGTTGCGTAGTCGGCAAAGTCTTTGTACATCTGTTCCACAAGGGAAGTTGTAGGTACAATTAGCAATACTTTCTTATTGTATTTAGAAAGGTACCAACGGATCAGCACATAGATAATGAGTGACTTACCAGAAGCCGTCGGGCTCAACAAAAGTGTCTTCCAATGGCGAAGTGCGTGTGCAATAGCTTCGACCTGGTAATCACGAGGCTCAATAGACTTACCGTGAGCATAGAGATTCAGGTTGGCAATAAATTCGGCAAGCTCATTTGGTTCAATGAGTTCCTGCGTATGAGGTAGCCCGTAGTAAGGATCATCAACATACTCAATCTCACACTTACGAGTCTCCGCAAACTCTTTGATGTACGGCAGAAGACCGCCGTAGATGGTCTTTAGGCGAGCGTCAAAAAGCCGAATCTTTCCGTCCCAAAACTTGTTTTTGTAGGCTGGCATGAACTTATAGCCAGGAACAAAAAAGGTAAAGAATTCGGATAACTCATTCGCGATTGATGGTTCGCACTCGATATGGATATACACCTCATTCTTTTTGCGGATTTTAAGAATGTCGGACATATTAACCTCCGGATGTGAAGCGCCGCCAATCAATCATGTTCTTGATATGGGTATGGCGCCAGCGGAGTGTACCCATGATTTCTTCAAGGGTTTCCACCAGTGTCTTAAGGTAAATGATTTTTTCTTCCGACTTCTGAAGTTCGGTATCCGAGTTAAAGTAATACTCAAGGTCCGACTTCATGATTTTAAGCCCATTGAATGGGTCATATGGCCAACCGCGGACGGTCATTTCTTCTTGCGTCATCTTGCCATTGAAGTAGAGCCATTTGTCCTTGAGAAGGATTTTCTGGTCAAGCTCTTTCTTCTTGAGTTGCAGCTTCGTGATTGAGATTAGCTCAAGGTACTTTGCGTGGACCTTAGCCGTCTTCTGCGAAGCCTCGTCGAGATTCATTTCATCAATCTCGGCATCTTTTTTCCACATTACCAATAGGTCATCAAGGTTTATCATAATATAGTATTATTTATCCTATCCTAGATCAGATGAATTCAAAGTAGGTATATCTAAATGAAGCATCAACGCTCACGTATTCAACATCGGTAGTCTGAGTATGAAATTCAATGGCACCGATGCTTGTGGGAAATGCATCAACATAACGAATACGCTTGTTTGGGTTATTGCTTGATGTAAGGATATGGAGAATCATATCGGCAGACTTCCGTTTGCTCTCTTCGGCATTGTTACGAATCCAATTGTACAGTTCAAGGTAATTTTCCATGTTCTCAGAGACAATGAAACGCATATCAAATGATGCGTAGTCCAAACGGTCTCCTGGAGTGTACATCTGTTGATTGCGGAAGGGAGTTGATACCTCGCCGAGGCTGAGAGCCGGAATGGATGTAACCGTGCAAAAATACTCAAGGTTTGCAAATTCATTTGCATTGATGCTTACCTTAAACCCTGTTGGTGAAAGGTAGTTTTTGTTCTGAGTAAGGTTATTCATACAAGTATTTATAAACTAAAAAGGGGAGCCCTTTCGGACTCCCCTCTTTAAAAACCGGTATCAATCAAGATACCGAGACTGATTAGCCATTGTCAAGGAGACCAGAGACACCGAAGATACGGAAGTATCTGTTGGCGCGATTGGTTCCGGTGCCGTTGCTGATGTCGGAGACATTAGTTTCAGCGAATGGATTTGCGACCATGCCGTAACGGGTTTTGAATCCGATACGTGGTTGGAAGTCAGATTGACCGACTGCACGTACCATGGTGAGTGGAACGTATGGTGCGTAGAACATACCTGCGTCATACGGATTGGTACCACGGTAACCGCTGGTGACGTAGTCAACAGTGGCATATGGATCAATGTAGACCTTGGTACGACCGTTGAGAACGCCAGCAAAGGTATTGCCGGTATCGTCAACTTCGAGGCTGGTGCTGAGTGCTGGAGCGTAGTCGAGTACGCCTGCAGCTGCGAGTGCGGTAGCAACATCCGAAGAGCAGAGGATGAAGTTACCCTTGCCACGACGTGTTTCTTTTGCGATAACATTCGCTTCGCGTTCGATTTGAACAAGAAGACCCTTGAAGCGTTCAACGTTCCAACGACCATCAGAGTCGGTGAGGAGGTTGAAGTTACCCTTTGTGGCAACGTTTGCTTGTTGTGCACCGAGCTTGGCTTTTACATTGATCGTGCGGATAACTTCGCGGTTGATTTCCGCGAGGATTTCAGCAGAGAGGATGTTAGCGAGCTCAGATTCTGCATCAAGACCGTGGACGGCCTTGAGGTCTTGAGCAAGTTCCATGGTGTATTCAGCCTTCAGAGCGCGGGTCTTAGCGGTAACGGTTTGTTTCTCGATTGAGAAAGCCATTTCGCCGAATGAACCTGCACCGGAAGAACCTGAACCGAGACCTTCAGCAACGCTGGTGGCCATAGCGGTACCAACAGCGAATGTGTCGGAAACGGTATCGGTATCGCTGTCTGCACCTGTTCCACCTTTAGCAGATGGGAGAGATGAAGAATCGCCGCCGCTGGTGCCGGTGCCAGCAAATGCTGAATCGGCTTCGTTGAAGAGAGCTTCAGTTCCACCTTGTGAGGTGTACTTGCTCTTCATAGCGAAGATCAGGCCGGTTGGTCCGCTCATTGGTTGAACGCCAGCGATGTCGTAGGCGATCAGATTTGGCATGCTACGACGAACAAGGCTAATGAGGATTGGATCCCAGTTAGCGATGTTGCCTGTGCCACCGGTGGTAGCATTAGCAGCGGTCTCATTGAGACCTTGGAAAGACGACTGAGCGCGTTCTTCACGGAGTGCTTTTTCTTGATTTTCAAGAATGCACGCTGTAACTGAACGGCGGTAGTTATCTTTGATTGATGGGAGATCCTTATGGTTGATGATAGGATTCCACTTTTCTTGGAGTTTTTCTGAGTTGAACATGTGAGTTAAGTCCTTTAGTTAGGAGTTAAATTGTTTATGACTTGAGTGTGCGGGTAATTGCTGAAGAATATGCTGCCATTACGGGAGTCAGTTCAGTTTCCTGTTCTGATTCATTGAGTACGGCGGTTTCTACTTCATTTTCTTTGGACTTCTTAACAATCTTGCGGAAGTAAGATTCTTTGACGGACTGAACCTTTTTTGTGAAAGATTCGGCGTCTTCAAAATCAATACCTTCTGACAGACTGGTGAGCTTGACTGCTTCTGTTGAAGCAAGACCGACTGAAGCCTCAGCAAGGATCTGGTTGCGCTTGAGGGCGTTTACAGACTCATTGAGTTTCATGTTGGATTCGGTTGCCTTCATCAGCTGTTCTTCAAGGGAAGCAACATTCTTATTGAGTGTATCAACAAGATTTTCCTTGCCTTCTGGAACTTCGATGTAGCTTTCAGTAAACACATTCTTCAATGCGTTAATGAAATTTTCGGCGATTTCGGTGCGTAGACCAGATTCGATTGCAACTTTGTTCTCTTCCATCCAGGTACCTACGACATAGCTAAGATAGCTGTCGACCTTTTCTGAGAGCGAAGAAGCAATTTTAGTTGTTTCTTCATCCAGTTGGGAGCGGTAGTTTTCCTCAATGCGGGAGACTTCTTCTGCAAGTTTGGCCTTAACGGTTGATTCAAACAGCTGAGATGCCTTAGAACGGAAAGATTCGGAAAGAGAGGTTTCGGCCTGTAAGAGGACATCAAGGTTTTCCTTAACGTCATCTTTTTCTTTCTTGTCTTTTTCTTCTTCGTCATCGGCAGATTTCTCTGCTTCTGGTTGCTGTTCGTCTTCACCTTTTTCGTCGGCTTTTTCAGCTTCTGAATCGTCTTCGGAACCTGCCTTTGGTTCTTCAGCCTTTGGCGTCTCTTGTGGAGTCGTTAGAGTGCTGTAAACATTGGCAAGATCCTCAGTCTTCATTGTCGACATATGTTGGTACATTGCGTTGATGAGCCCAGCTTTGGTCTGTGGAGCCTGTGCAACTGGAGCAGCAGCAATAGCTGCGTCGGTAGCTGCAACGGACTTTTGAACCTCTGGTGCAAGTGCTGGAGACTCTGGTTTTCCCAGAGAATGTGGCGCAACCGCCACTGGAGCAGCACTTACTGCGGACGCAACTGCATCGGCGGCTGGTTTTACAGCATCCGCGGCAGGCGCATCGGTCGGTACAGCATTTGCTACTGGAGCATCAGCAGTACCTTCTTCGTCATCAAGCTTCTTCTTGCCTTGTTCCTCGCCAGAAACTTCAACATCTTCAACGAGTCCATCAGCAAGTAGTTCCTCAACAGTGATGTCTTCAATGAGATCGACTTGACCTTTTGATGTGTGTGACATATTTGTTTTAGATTTAGCCTACTATAATAGTATAGTGGTTAAAGTTTAGAGAGGATATCAAGCGAGAATTGCTTGTGATCAGTCTCTGTTAATTCACGAATCACCTTGGATGTATTCACGTTACCATAATTAGCATCTTCAGTTTTACCCATAATAGAAAGTCTTGAGCAATTATTTAAGAACAATTGCATCGAGAAAGTTTTTGAACACCCGTACCTGAGCTTCAATAAGCTGTTTGGACGGTGTACGGTTGATTTCTTTTTGAATCTTCTCGGCAATGATTTCATTACCGCGAACAAAGTATTCAACGCCTTCCATGATACCATTCACGAAGGCTTCTGGAGCAGAAGGATCCTGAACAATATCAATGGTGGAAAGTACAAAGTCGGATTTGACCGACATAATGTTGCCGTTGCGTTCCAGTGAACCCATACCGCGGCTCGAAACGCCAAGACGAACTCCGCCTTCAACAAGACCTTTTACGATATTGCCCATCGGAGTATTGAGGATGAGTGCCTTACCCATTACATTATGTCCGTCCCATTTAAGAGAGGTAATTCGATGTGAGACCTTATCAAGGTTTACGGTAGGACCATCTGGGTGATTCAGTTCACCAACTGCACGACCGGTCGTAACTTGCTCATTCACGTATTTTGCAACTGCTGGAGAAAGAACATTGTAGCGATAGATACGACCGTTGCGGTTTGCCTTTTCGGCTTGCATAAAGACGCCTTCGACGTAGGTTTTCTTTTCTGCACCGACGCCTTCGGTAATATAACCGATGTCACTATCGAGATGTTCTGTGATCAACTTCATTATTTTACCTCTGTTTTCTTGTTGTAAAGTTCCGAAGCCAAAGATGCTTTGCGTTCATCAAGAACGGCATTAATCTTGGATGTCATTACGCGAGTAAAGTTCTCATTGGCTTCCGAGGCTTTCCCGGACGCCAATGCTTTAATCATTGTGGTAATGTCATTATTCATTATGAAGCTATTTATATGTTTTTGTATTTAAACATTACTTACTCGGAGGCATTTCAGGTGCCGGATTTGCCATACCTTCAATTTCTGCCATTCTTTGTTCTTCAGCCGCCTGAGCAGAACCATCCTCATTCATTTCTGCATCCATCGTCTCAATGTCTTCGTCGGTCTGCTGAAGAATGTTACGGCGGACCCATGTGTCGGAGAAGTATTTGCCGATAAATGGTTGTGCAGCATTCAGAAGTTCAATACGATTTGTAAGGATTTCAGCTTCTTTTAGCTCGGTAAAGTAATTATCCTGACGGAAGTCAACCGTCATGTCCTCACGAATCTGCGGCCAATCCTCTTCGGTAATGATACCCTTGAGCATCAATTGAGTCTGAAGTAGATCAAAGAACATGATTGAGAACTTCTTGCGGAGACGGTCGACAAACTTTTGGAACTTGACCTCATCACGTGAAATCTCTGTGGTTCTACCAAGGCTGAATGGAGTTTCTGGCTCCATACGAGTGATTGGTACATTCAAGCAACGATAAAGTTTCTTTTGGAAGAACAGGATGTCGTCAATCTGACTTAGGTTCTCTCCGCCCGGAAGCGTAGAGATTTCTGTACCACGACCACCCTCGCGGCGCGGAAGCCAGAAGTCTTCAAGCATTGACATATGCTTACGGTCATCGCGAATTTCACCAGTCTGAGCATCATATACCAGCTTATTGCGGTACTGATTCATGATGGTGCGCATATATTCTTCCGCCTTACCCTTTGGAAGATTGCCCACATCAATGTAGAAAATACGGCGTTCCGGAGCACGTGCAAGACGATAGATGACCAATGAGTCTTCCATCATGCGCAGTTGATTCACGGGCTTGATTGCCTTATGGAGCGGAGACAGAACACGCTTACGGGTCGCATCAAGAATACCAGATGGCACATAACAGATAGCATCCTTATTAATCTTGAGCCCAATGTCCGACTTCTGAAG